ATAGTTTATATTATGTCAACTGTTGATAATATCATTTGGTTATCATATAATTAATTGGTGATCAAAAAAAGGAATGTCTAGTTTTTTTAGGCTATTGCTAGTTTCTAGCATGATATGAATCTTTTTATCCACAGATTTTGGGGATAAGTGAATACTATGGAGCATAATGGAAAGCAGAGGTCAATTCATATTTAGAAAAAGAAAAGAGATGAATTTAACTCAAGAAAATGTTAGCAATATTCTTGGTGTTAGTCCTTGCACTGTTGCAAACTGGGAGCATGATAAATTTAGGCCAGTTGGAAAAAATCTAAGACTTTTAATAAAATTATTAAAAGTTAATCGTAATGAAGTATATAATTATTTTAATTATGAGATTATATCTTCAGATTATTTTAATGGTGAATAAATGGAATCAAAAAATAAAGGAAAAGGAGGAAGGCCTACTACTTACACTCCTGAATTGGCTTCATATGTGTGCAAAATAATTTCAACTCACCCATATGGTATGAAAAAACTTGCAAAGATGTATGAAGAGTTCCCTTATCATCAAACTATATATGGATGGATATTCGATCATCCGGAGTTTTCATCGCAATATTTGGAAGCAAAACGGCTACAATCCAATGTTTTAGCGGAGTCTATGCTAGAAGTGCCTAATGAAATTCCTGTTTATTATGACAAAGATGGAAGCGAAAAAATAGATGCAGGAATGCTAGGAAGAGCAAAATTAGAGTACGAAATTAAAAAATGGCATGCCTCTAAAATGGCACCTAAAATTTGGGGCGATGCCAAACAAGTTGAAGACCTAACCAATCAAAATGAAAAGTTAATAAGTGAACTTAAGGAACTTAGGGAAAAGTTAGATGCTAAGAACAAAAAGGAGTATTAAATGAACACTGTAAGGATGCCTGACTCATTTCCTCGCTATCCTGGTGACATTAATAGAGATGTGGCTAGATGGCTTTTTAATGTACCTAAGGTGGGGAGCCACACCTGTACTAAATGCCATAGAGTCTTTAATGGCAGGCAGATGATATCGCATAGAGAGAGTTGTTATTGATGAGTAATGTGATTCTAAATGATTTAATTCTCCAGATTAAGGAATTGAGTGAGAAGGTAGAAAGCCTTCGTTGTAGTGCAAATCGATATTATTTAAGCTATTTAGTCTCTCATGTTCATGAGAGTGATGGGAAATGTTATTTATCTAATCCTCCTCATTATAAATGCAAGTTGTGCGGTGAGCTTTATGAATGAAGAAGATTTAAAAGAAGAAATAAAAAGATTGAAAGAAAAGATTAAAAAGAAGGATGTCCGGATTAAAGATTTAATCACTAAATGTGGAAGATTACGTTATGAAGCGAATTATTATCGCCCATTTCAAGATCAATATCTAATGTTATTACGCAGTTTTCCTCTTAAATATTATAGTGTCCAGTGGTCAGGTTTTAACAAACATTTTGATGTAATTCAAAAACGTAATTTCGATGAATTAAGAAAGGGTATTTGCGCTGCACATGTAATTATGCATATTGAAGATGAATACGATCAGGTACAAATCATAATGATTAAAGAGGTTGCGACATAAGATATGAGTGAAGAAACTAAATTTAAACACAATCTAAAATATCATTTCATGGTTGGATATGAATCATTAAATATCAACGATATCAAGCTTGTTTATGGGTATCCAAGTTGTTTGGTGCCTAATTATGACTTTATTGAATATGCAATTGAAGCATTGATAGATTTATCTCAAAGAATTAGGCCAGTTAATTTAGATTTCAGTAAAAAGGAACTCTTATATATTAAAAGCATGATATTTAATGGCGCTGCTTCTATTGGTTTTAAAGAACAAGAATTATTGCGACGTAAAATAGATTCTATGATTGAGAATTATGACGATGATAAGTAAAGAACACCTAAACCAATGGATTGATAAAAAGCTTGATGAGGTAGATGAAGCAAAAACTAAGGTTATATCCGACTGGGAAAAAGGTGCTTTGAATGGATGTTTACTAATCTTATCTCAGTTTCAACTCTGGAGTGAATATCAGAATAAGATATTATATCCAGAACAAACTATCTGCAAACACGAAAGCGATGGTCTTGTCTATAAACAATTTGGAAATCGCTATCAATCAGCAAATCCATATATTTTATATACAAAATGTAAACTTTGTAGCGAATTATATGAAGATAAAGATATGGATACTCATCTAAAGACATTAAATTGGATTGATAAATGAATGATTTCACCAAAAAAGAATTAGAGGAGCTGTTAAAAGACTATCAACGTGGATGTACCTACCAAGGCTATAATGCTAATAGCAAATTGGTAGATAAGCTTAGGTTCATGATTAATAACTATTGTGAGCGAGATTTAAATTCAGAACCTTATGAGGGTCAGTTCACTAATTGTAATTTACTTACTATTCGTTGCAGCTATTCGCCACAAAGTAAGGTCAAAGATAAAAATCAATGAAAAACATAAATAAACCAAGAGAAAGGTGGTGGCTGATATCTTCTTCATCCCCAGTTACCGGGAAAAACTATGGCTCTGTGATAGTTGATGGAAACAATCAAATAGAAGCTTGTTTAAAGGCCGAAAATAGCGGTTTAATTCACATAAATGAAGCAATATTTACTGAAATTACATCTAATATTGACTTAATTAGCGAGCATTATAGGAATAGATTTTTAAATGAACATGAGTCTTTTGTTTATAACAATATACTATGGGCTATAGAGGATGGGAGTGAATGATAATCAGTGAAAAACCTTGGGAGTGTCCTAGATGCAAATCTTGGCACGGCCCAAATAGTGAGAAATGCGATTGCAAGCCTATTAAAAGACAATATTGTGCAGAGTGTTTGGCTGATGCGTATTCTGTATTTGATTTGCCATTCCCGAGTTATGATGTTATTCAGGCTTGGGCAGAACATTTTCATTTGAATTATGCGCATAGAGAGGTTAAAGATGAAAATAAATGAAAAAATAAATAACTTTTATAATGACTTGCAATATTCAGAATGCATTCCTGAGTGGTTTATGAATTTAGAATTAATTCAGGATAATATTGATAATGGTTGGTCTGGTTATGTCAGTATAATCGGAACAGATAATAAATTTTTCTACTCTCTTGATTATTCATATGGCTCATGTCCTGTATGTGATGAATGGTATGGTTTCACCGAGGAAGAAATGAAAAAAGAATTTGAGATGAGAATATTGAAATATTCTTTTGAAGAATATGAAGAATTAAAGAAGAGATGCGATGAATAGTTTTTCTGAAGAACAATATTTATGCAAAGAATTTGAACTTAGGTTGATAAAAGATATTGCACAAATTATGCATTCATATATGTGCGAAATGGAAGAGAAAGGCTTGGGTATTGATGTTTCTTCGGGGGTTGTAGTGAATGTTCTCATAAACCATCTTATTGGGTGTTTAATTGCAACTGAAGGCTCATGTGAGGATTTTGATGCTTTGAGTATTATAAATGAATTTATTCCCGCTAGATTTGCAAAAGTAAAGGAAGCTATAAATGAACGCTCTCACTGAAAAGCGAAGAAAACGTCTATTAGATGAAACGTTAATCAAATCCAAGATTATCATAGACCATATTGATAAGCTTATGCGTGAGGCTATGGGCGATGACAAAGAGGCCTCAGAACTGGCTTTTAAGCATCTTTATAACATTGTGAATTCATTGAAGGTGAAAGATGAGTAATGTTGATTACGATAAAGTTTATGAGATGGTTAAGGGAATACTTGAGGATGAATTTGATACTAAATTTTATGAACTTTATCATATAGAAACTTCTTTTAAGGATGAACTTCACCATATTCTTTCTTTTGAAAAAAGACTAGACGAAATTGAACAAATGGTTAGACGGCATTCTATAGGCGTACAAAACGTTTTCGAGGAAATGATTAAATATAGAAAAGAATTCAGAGATATAGCTAGTCTGCGTGCAGATAATGAACTTAAAGGGGTTGAAAATGAATAATATAGGTTATTTGTTAGAAAAGGTAATTAATGAAAAGGTAAGCGATGAAATAGAGTTAAAGCTTCATGATGCAGTTAGAGATAAAGTTGATGAGATCATAGAGGATAGGCTTTGCGATAAGATAAAGTATGTGCAAGATGAAGCCGTTTATGCCATCACTAAAGAAATTATGAGTGAATATGAGCATGAATTGCGTTATAAAATGAAAGAAATCATTGATTCTATGGATTTGGAAAAAGTGACAAATACACTTATTCAAAATATGCTCATTGAAAGAGTGGATAAATATTTATATTTGAAAGTTAGTGATCTTCAAAATGAAATTTACAAACTTATTTATGACAAATTTATGGAATTCAAGGATGAATTAAAAATATGGCAAGAGCATGTAGATAAAATACACAAGAATCAAGATTATTTACTCATGAAGATAGAGGAATTGAAGAAATGAATAATGATGCGCTGTTAAAGTCTTTAATAAATAATCAAGATAAAATGGATTTAATTGAAGCATATTATCGTACTTCAAGAGCAGAAGAATATAGATTAATGACAACTTTTTGTGACATATTACAGCAAGAAAAAAGACTGTTACTTCTGGAAGACAAAATAGAAATGGTTTATGACACATTGGTTGACTTATCTAACAAAGAATCCTCTATAAAAATAGATTTTGATAGAATGGAACGAGTTCTTGCTGAATTTAGAGAAATAAAGGAATTCATAGAAAGTAATATTAAAAAATGATGGAGCCTTATGATAAACCAAGACAAGGAACAGTTGGCATCAGAACTGAGAGGAAGTCTTTTAAGATTCACTCAGTTCTTTTATCCTTTGTTAACCGGTCGTGAGTTTATTGTAAGTATTCCAGAAGGTCGTGAATCTCACTTTATAACCGTATCCAGAGCCCTAACTAGAGCTTTTGACCTTACAATACCAGAGCAGCGCCTTATCATTAACACGCCTCCAGGAAGTGGAAAATCTACCATGCTTGTGATGTGGACGGCATGGAGTTTGGCACATTACCCTGATTCACGCTATCTATATATAAGTTACTCTAAAGTCTTGGCTGCAAAGCATACAGAGACTATTAAGCGCATTATTCAATTACCACATTATGGGATGTTATTTGATGTCAAAATCAGACACGACAGTAAAGCAAGAGAGTATTTCCAGACAACAAGCGGAGGGGCTGTTGCAGCTTTTGGTTCAGGAGGCGCAATCACTGGGCAAGATGCTGGACTGCCGGGCCTTGACCGATTCTCTGGTGCGGTCATTATCGACGATGCCCATAAGCCAGATGAGGTTCATTCTGACACAATTAGAGCATCTGTTATTGATAACTACAGAGAAACAATCCAGCAACGAGCTCGAGGAATAAATGTACCCTCTATATTTATAGGTCAGAGATTACATGAGGACGATTTGGCGGCTTATCTTTTAGAATCTAAAGATGGCCATGAATGGGAAAAGGTTATCATTAAAGGCATTGATGATAATGGTAGGTCATTTTATCCCTCTGTATATCCAGCCATAACACTTAAGGTTAGACAAGAGAAAGACCCCTATGTATTCTCATCTCAGTTCCAGCAAGACCCAATTCCTGCAGGTGGTGCGTTATTTAAGCCTGAATGGTTCTTACAGCTTGATGATGATCCATCTATGCTTGCAACGTTTATAACGGCAGATACTGCAGAAACCGATAAAAGCTATAATGATGCTACTGTATTTAGTTTTTGGGGAATTTATGAGATAGAGGAGTTTGGGCAAAAGACAGGTCAAACGGCTATTCACTGGATAGACTGTATGGAAATTAGAATTGAGCCTAAGGATTTATTGGGTGAGTTTATGTCTTTCTATGGAGAATGTCTCAGATATTCTGTTAAGCCTCAGATTGCAGCCATTGAGAAGAAGTCTACAGGGGTGACATTATCTAGCGCTCTTGGCTCTGTTAGAGGGCTTGAGATAAGAGATTTGAAGCGAACCAAGGCATCTGGTAGCAAAACATCAAGATATCTTGAGATGCAGCCTTATATTTCATCTAAGTTTGTAACTATTAATAAATATGCGCGTCATAAAGACATGTGTCTTAATCATATGGCCAAAATTACAGCAAATGACACACATAGACATGATGATATAGCGGACACTCTGTACGATGCTGTAAAATTAGTACTAATTGACAAGAATTTAATTTATCATACTATGGAAGATACAAAAAAAGCTGCTACAATACTAAAAAATCAGAAATCGCAACTTCGGGCACGGAGCATGTTGTATGGCGGTTATCAATAAAGATATTTCTAATAATCTTTCTAGGATTAGGAAAGATATAGAGCAGTCTTATATCTATTTTAATGATAATGCAAAGCGTTATAGAGACTTTAGACGTTATGTGTTTAAAGAGTCTGTTAACGATCAGCAAAAATCTGTATTGCAACAGATGTCTCGCCCTATTCTTGAAGTTAATATATTAGAAGCCTATGTGTCACGCCTATTAGGCGAGTTCTCAAAACATGAGCCATCTATTGAGGTAATGCCAGCCGAAGGCGTGCCAGTTGACCAAAATGTTATTGATTTGGTTGAAATGCATATACGCCATATCATGCATCAGGCTAACAAAGACTCATTTGCCTATGAGGTTTATAAAGACCTATTGTCTGGTGGCTATTCGGTTGCCCAAGTCTATACAGATTATGCCTCTCGCATGAGCTTTGACCAGCAAATCTTCTTAAAACGTGTCTATGATCCTACAATGGTGGGCTTTGACCCAATGGCTCATACGCCACATAAAGGAGATGGTAAATTTTGCTTTGAAATCTATCCTATGCTTCAAGAAGACTTTGTGAAAATGTGGCCTAATGCCTCTATTCCTGCCGTTAGTTATCAGAAGGATATAGAAGGATTTCACTGGTCTTATAAAGATGCGTATAATCAAAGAATAATCTTGGTGTGTGACTACTACGAGAAAAAGACGAAGCGCACCAAGATTGTTAAGCTTGCCAATGGTCGTGTGATGTCCATGCGTGACTACGAAAAGCTTAAAGAGTATTGGCAAAAAGAGCAATTTATTGAGCAACTGCCTGTTATTGTGGGTCAACCTAGATGGACAGAGCTTGAGCGGATAGTGCGATACAGGCTTGTAGAGCAGGAAGTATTAGAGTATGAAGAAACAGATTACTCTTATTTGCCCTATGTTTTTATCGATGGCAATTCTGTCATGCTCACTCAAGGCACTGATAATGTTGTTTATCAGATGACAAGGCCTTATGTCTATCATGCAAAAGGCATACAGGATTTAAAGAACTTTGCAGCACAAACACTTGCAAATTGTTTAGAAAACCAAATACAGCATAAATTCATTGTAATGAAAGAAGCTATCCCACAAGAGATGGACTATCTGCAAGCATTAAATGATATCCAAAGAGCCAATACAATCGTTGTGAATGCATATTCGGAAAACAATCCTGATAAACCTATAAATACACCCATTCGTGAAGTAGTCAATCAACCAGCGCCACCAGAGGTGATGGGTACGTTTCAGATGACAGACCCTGCAACTCAAGTAGTTTTAGGCTCATTTGCGAGTAATCTTGGCCGTAATGATAATGACTTATCAGGTAAAGCCGTGATTGAATCCTCCTCAGTTGGTAATGCTGCGGCGATGCCTTACGTAGTTGGATATCTGCAAGGATTAACCCAAATTGGAAATATTATAATTGATTTGATGCCTAAATATTTATTGGGTAAAAGAAAGATTGGGGTTGTATCTAAAGCTGGTGAGAAGGATTATCGCGAGATTAATACTGATTACACCAATAAGCTTGATTATGAAGAACAGGCTTTGTCTGTCAATATAGAAGCTGGTGTTAATTTTCAGGTGCAGAAGAATCAGGCTGTTGAGCAGATTATTGCACTCATGCATTCTAATGAATCTTTGCAAGCCTTTTTTAATGACGAAGATGGTGGCTTGCCAATTCTAGTTAAAAACCTTACTGTATATGGAGCGGACGAGTTGCCTGAGGCGGTAGAAAGGTGGTCTGTTAAGAAGCAGCAGTTGCAACAACAACAGATGCAGATGCAGCAACAAGAAATGATGCAAAGTCCTCAGATGATAAGGGCTCAGGCGGAATTGAAAAAGATTGAGGCAGATAATGAGCAACGCTCATTTGACAATCAGATTGAGATTGCAAGAATGAGCATAGATAAGGAATTGGCAGATGCGAAAATCCTTGAAAGCGAAGCTAAGGTATCTCAGGCTCAGATTGACTCTGCGGTCAGGCTTGAAGAAAGTCAAACATCTTTGGAGGTACACGCTCTTGAATCTGCTACAAAGCTTGCAGAAATCCAGAGTCGTTCGCACAATGATAAGCTTGCTCACATAAAATTAGCTCATGAAATAAGTCAATCAAAAGGGAGTAATAATGAGTCGAAATAAAAGGGCTGGATATAGCCTTAAGCTCCATCACCTATTACAAAAAGGTGATATAAGAAAGCTTGAACATGATGGATTTAGTATCCATGATGTACATAAAGTTCTATACAAAGAAGCTTATGATGCTACTAATACAGAGCGTGAGAAGATTGTAAAGGATTTATACAACAGAGGATAAGGAAATGAGCATGATATCTGCAATGGTAATTGGGTTAATTGAAAAGGAATTGTCGTCTTCAAGTCCTGAGGTTGAACAATTCTTGATATCTGTTATTGGTGAATTAGCCAAAGACCTGGTGATGTACATTGAAAAAAAAACTCACGTGATTCCATCGTCTCAGATTCAGCCACAAGTGAGCCCATCCAACCCTTAACTAGGGATGGAAGAATTCTCTGGTTTAAGAACTTGGTACATAGATTAGAGGAGATGTTGTGATGGCAGATAAGTGGATTAAAGGTGCTATTAAGCATCCTGGCGCATTGCACAAAGAACTTGGTGTGCCTGAGGGAAAGAAGATTCCTGCTAAAAAACTTGCGAAGGCGGCTCACAGTAAATCTCCTAAGATGAGAAAGCAAGCGGCTCTTGCCAAGACTTTGAAGAAGATGCACAAATGAAAGAGAATTACATGTTCGAGAATGTTTGCCCTATTTGTGATTGCAAACTTAAGAAAGATGGAGAAAATTTTTGGGCCGAACCTCACTGGTTTATGACTCATAAAGGAATCTCTGGTAAGTGGTTACAAAAAGACGGCTCTTTTAAAGACTTTAACGAACAAGATTATAACGATTTTATTAACCAATAAAGGAGAAAATCATGCCTATGGGTACTGGAGAAAAATCAACTACTGAACAAAAAATTTCAGACGTTGAACGTAACTTTCATGCATCTGTAAAAGCTACAGAGAAGAAAGAAGAACAACATGCTATTTGTGGCTCTTACGGACGTGGTCGTAAAAAAGAATATGGTCATTCTTATAGCCAAGGTAGTAAGGAGTAATCATGAAATCTACCAAGAAAAAAGAAAAAAAGTCTGTTGAGCATAAAGATGCTAAACAAGATAAGAAAATGATGAAGAAAATGGTTAAGAAAGATTGCATGAAATAACTGGAGAATGATATGCCGCTTAAAAAAGGTAAATCTAAGAAAGTTATTTCTGATAATATTTCTGAGCTTAGGCATGCTGGCCATCCTGAGAAGCAAAGCATTGCTATTGCTATGAGTGAGGCTGGTAAAGCTAGAAAAAAGGTTAAGAAAAAGAAATGATAATAGATATCTATTGATTCATATTGACTAATATGGAAAATAATAGATAATTTATGTAACAGTGGCGCCATACATTAATTTGGCCGACAGCTTGCAGCGTTATTGCATTAACATGGAACGTCGTCACACGACAAAATGGCCGACACTTTGCAGCGATATTGCATTGTTATGAACGGTGACACCGACAAAAAGTCAAGAGAAGGATTTTATATGACTGTTGAATTGGATAATGAAGCACAAACGGCTTTGGATGCACCTGCATCGGATGCTGTCTCATCAGAGGATATGTTTCATAAGGATGTAGTATCTAAGATTGTCGATAGAGAGAAGCAAAAAGCATACGAAAAAGGAAAAAGGGAAGCCATTATGCAACTAAATCAAGAACAAGTAGCACAACAACAATCCGCACAACCTGAAGTTGGCATGAATCAGCAGCACCTGGGTCAAGCACAACCGCCTGTTGATGTGGAGCGATTAATTGCAGAAAAAGCACCTGAAATCCTAGCCCAACAATTGCAAGGTCACATCCAAAAGATGCAGAACGAGCAATTTGTTAATAGCTTTGTTACCAAAATGCAAGCCGCCGAACAGAAATATCCAGGCCTTGAGAAACAACTTGCAGAATTAGACTACGATTCAATGACGCCTTTGATTAAATTGGCGAACAATTTGGATAACACTGGCGATATAATGAAAGAGCTTTTAGATAATCCCATGAAGATGGGTAATCTTTTGGCGCTTACCTATACGCAGCCGGGTATGGCACAGCGTGCTATGCAGGAGTTAAGTGGTTCTATTAGGCAAAATCAAGAGGCTTTGGAGAGAGAGGCACAAGCTCGCGACCCAATGAGTCAATTAAAACCTTCATCAAGTGCTGGAATGGACGCAAACTCGATGTCGGTAACCAATTTTAGAAAGATGTTTGGCCCAAGAGGTCGAAGATAGACTGACATTTAGTTGTAGTCCTCCAGAATAAAAACATTTTTTGGAGTGTTACAACATGACAACTACACCAGTCAATATTCTACAAACAGTACAGACCTATCAAAAGGCTGAACTGGCATGGCTTTTAAACTCGTTTGTTGGTATTTCAACATCGAATAAAAGATTCCAAAACTTTAACGATATGGTTGCAAACTTAGGTGATACCGTAACCTTTGATACAACTCCTAGATATATTTCTTATCCTGGTCTTGTGATTACAGAGCAACCTTCTGTTCAAAGACTTCAATCTTTAACCTGTTCTCAGGCCGCAAACGTTGCAGCGGCGTACACTGACCAACAGTTCATATTCAACGTCCAAGATTATATGGACCGTTTTGGTATGGCAGCGGTTAAGGAATTAGGCTCTCTAATTGAATCTGATATTTTAAGAAACTTTGTTTCAGGCGTTCGGGTAAATGACCCTCAAAACGCTGGATTTGGTTTATTACAAACAAATTCAGGCCCATTCCGTTTCTATGGTGATGGTGTAACTCCTATCAATAGCTTCACCCAGCTTGCACAATCGGTTGCAAACTTCGAAGACTTTGGTGCAGCTACTCACAAAATGATGGCAATTATCCCAGTTGCGGATGTTCCTGCAATTGTTGGAACTGGCCTTAATCAATTCGCTATGCAACGAAACGATGATTTAGCATGGGATTGGATGTTAGGTACATTTGCCAACACTGAATGGTATGAGTCAAACTTACTACCAATTCATATTTCTGGCTCCATTGGTAATGCCGCACCCCCTAATAATGTGATGACAGTTGTATCAACTAACGATCCAACAGGTCAGAACATCACACAAATTACGGTTACAGAGCCTACAAGTGGAACTGATGCAAACGCTATCAAGTCTGGGGATTTGTTCCAGTTTGTAGACGGCGTTTCTGGTCAGCCAAACTTAAGATTTCTTACTTTTATCGGTCACTCACCATCTCAACAACCTGTTCAATTTAGGGCTGTACAAGATGCTGCAACCGTTGCTGGAACTACAACCATTACGTTACAAACCATTAATAACGTAGGTTTGGTGTCTTTCCAAAACCAAAACCAAAACATTAACGCAAATATCCAAGCTGGTATGAAGATTCAAGCATTCCCTTCACATCGTGCTGGTATTTTAATGTCTGGTAACCAGTTCTATTTGGCTATGCCAAGATTGCCTGATGAGTCTCCATTTACAACCGTTAATACTACCGATCCAGATTCTGGCGCATCAATTCGTCATTATTTTGGTAGCCAATTCGGTATGAACAATAGGGCCTATGTCAGAGATGCAATTTGGGGAAGCACATTGGTGGCTGAAAATAGCTTACGTTATTTGTTCCCACTGTAAGAAACTTAATTAGAGGAGAAATAAAATGTCATTAAACAATAACCAAACCTCCAAGGCGTTTCCTTACAGTAGCTTTATGCCTTTTTATGTAAATGGCCTTGGCATCTCTAATGATGCAACAACGCCAAATACTAAATTGGATTTAGCACCAGGAACATGTCTTGATTCAACTGGAACGTTTCAGATAAGTCTTAACTCTCCAGTTGTTATCGATGCTACTCAAAATGGTATCAATGGCCTAGATACAGGCACACTTGCAGCTAGTAAAGTGTACGCCGTCTACCTTGTAACCGACCAAGTTACAGCTTTGCCATCAGGAGCTATGATTTCTTTAGCGTATGGCTCAAAAACTCCAAACACCCCAGTGTTGCCATTTGGCTATAACACTTATCGTTTGGTAGGATTTGTTGCAACTGATTCCATGGCTCACTTCTTGTTAGGCTACTGGTCAAACAATGATACTTCACGCCGCCTATTTGTATTTGATGCGTTTCAAGCAACGGCAGTAACTACAGGAGCTTCTACAAGCTATGCTCACGTAGATTTAAGTGCGTTAGTGCCATTAGTTAACAACTTAAATGTATCAATCTACAGTAACTTTAATGCCAATGGCGCAGGAGACACACTCTCAATGCAGGGTGGCGCTTCTACTGGAGACCAAGTCATTATTACAGCACCAGTTGCAGGCGGAACTGCTCATACAACTACGATTAGTAGTGTATTAGCACAAACCGTTTCATTAACTGGAACTCCATCACCTGTTATTAACTACAAAGTTTCTAGCGGCTCTGATGCGGTTGCAATTGATGTTGCAGGGTACACGTTTGACTTGTAATAGTTTTGAACTGGTTCCATTTTGGAACTGGTTCAATATTTAATAATTTAAGGAGGTAATATGGCTTATACAGCTTTAACGCTTATTAATAGGGCATATTACCTTTCTCAGGTAGTATCAAGACAATTACAAACCGTTTCTGGGGAACAGCAACAAGATGGTTTGTTTCTATTGAATGCGCTATTAGATATAAAAGGTAGTGATTTGCATCTAATACCTTATTTTCAACAATTCCAATTCACAACCATTGATAGCCAAGAAGAATACTTTATTCCAAACCTTCTATATGTAGACACCATGACCTTCAATATAGGTGATGTACGCTACCCTATGATTGAGATGACTAGAAAACAATACTTTGGCACTGGTCGTGTAGATGATATTACAACCCTACCATTCTCATATAGAGTCGAAAGGACTTTGGATGGCTCTAACGTATTTTTATATTTTTTACCCAATGCAGGATATATAGTTAAGATTTTTGGTAAGTTTGGGTTAACAGATGTAACTTTAGCGACCGATTTATCTCAGTTCTACGACTTGTATTATATAGAATATCTACGATTTGCATTAGCTGAATATATATGCACTGAATGGGGTGTAACCTTCCCTGATGAAGCTAAGGCCAAATATGCCGAGATAAGGAAGAAGCTGTTACAGCAAAGTCCTCCTGACTTAAGTGTGGTCAAGCGGTCTTATTTTACTACAAATCCTACAATAGATTGGCAGATGGTAAATATCGGACGCGGGTGGGTTCCCTGGTGATCAATTTGTTTAAAAATATATCACTTATTTTAAATTTATTCTAGGACATCATCTAAATATATTGATGATCACCTAGTTTTAATATATACTTTCTTCGTCTTAATAGGAGGTATATATGCAAGAAGAAAATGAAATAGTAAAAATATGCAAAATACACGGTAATTTAAAAAGAAATGACGTTCATAGAAGTAAGCAAAATGATGTTAAGTTAGGATTTATTTATAAGTGCAAATATTGTGTTTATGAGGCAACTTCAAAACGAGCATGTCCTACTCATGGTATATTAAAGCCAGAAGAGCGTAATGCTAATGGTAGATGTAAGCATTGCCACCGATCTCAAGCCAATAAAAAACGTGACAACAATCGTGAATGGTTCAATGAAAAAATCCGCCAAGACAAAATAAATAATCCTGATAAATGGATTGTGTATTATAAAAGACAATATGCAAATCTAAGACATAAATATGGTGAAACTCTTAATGATATAAAGCGCGCTTCTAGATTTGGCCTTACTCTCGAACAGTATTATGGCATGATCGCAGAACAAGATAACAAATGTTACATATGTAAACAATCAGAAACTAGAAAGCAGCGCAATGATACTATACCTGAAGTTCTTTGTGTTGATCACAACCATTCCACAAAACAAGTAAGAAAATTACTTTGTCATGCATGTAATGCTTCTTTTGGATTGCTTAAAGAAAATCCTATCATAATTAAAGCAATGCTTGATTATTCAATTGAATTTAATACTGGAGATAAATAATGAATGAATATTTACAGATGATCGATGAAATCAGAGAATTTCAAAATGATAAATGTGCTATCTGCGACAAAGATCAAACAAATGAAAAAATGTATGTAGATGTAAATCATCAGAAAGAAGAAGTTTTAGGATTATTATGTTTAGATTGCTATGACATAGTTGGAACCTGTTGTGGAGATATTAAATATTTAAATAAAATAAGAAAATGGATTAAGGATAATCATATGAAAAAATAACCCTTATCCCGATGTCTATATAAACCAACTACAACTTGATTCATATAGATATCAAAACCATTTCGTTAATTCCAGCGAAATGGTTTATTCCCCATCTTCTCCATCTATCTTTCTTAATAAATTACCCCATACTTTATCCATATCTTCATTCCATCCTTTTGCTTGGGTGTCTCGAATTTCTCGTTTGATATGTCTCAGTATATCAGGGCGTATATCATCTTTATGGTTATAAATTATTTTTGCAACCAAACCTGTCATGAAAGAAATCTTTCCAAAAGTTCCAAAGAAAGCTGCATATACTAGAGTATTTAATTCATCTTTTGTTACACTTTTCACTCTTCAATCCTTTATCTACTTGCAAAATAACTTCAATTATTTCATCGCCTAATTTACTGTTAGGTATATAATATTTAGATAATATCTCTTCAATAATTTCTTTCTTTAGCGTCCAAATTATTTTTTCGCTTAGTGGCGCACTAAACGCAATAGTTCCATTTATCATTCTTCTATCTCTACTGGGTCTGGAACGCAAAAGTGAGTTACTTGCAAGGCAGAAATGATTTCATCATTTTGCAATTCCCATTGATAAGAACCATCTGTTTCCATATCGTGGCAATGCGCAATATATAAATGCCCCTTAATAGTTCTAATTATTAAATCCATCATGAAATCTGATGGTTTGTACTTCTTGGTCGAGAACCATCTCATATCATTTAACTCCATCCACAACTAACTTCATCCTTTCAATGGCTCTATCAAGAAAATATTTCTTCTTATCAGCCGTATCAAACGTATACATTCCAATATGAGCAACTTTAACTAACACAGAAATCATGTATTCCTCAGGATAATCCTTGAAGTCTAAGAAATCTTTATTAGCCTGAATAGCATCATTTAAAATCTGGAAACTCATCTTGAACTTCTCAAGTTCTGAATCTAGAGAAAATTTTTGTTCCATTTGCGTTGCCTTATGTTTTGCCGGTCGTCCTCTTGGCATTTTATTCTCCATGAATGGTATGTTCAAATTTTATCAAATTAAATTATGACTGGATACTATCATTTTATTAAGTCTGGTTCTTACAATAACCGGACTTAGTGATAAAAATAGCCCTGTGGAGAGGGCTACTTTTGTATCATGGGATTTTTAAACGGAAGGATTGAAACGAACTGAGATACTAAATTTGACGTAATTAACATATATGTTATTGGATTAAATGTCAATCATTATTTTATTTTACATATAATCATTGACTATATGTAATTGATGATGTACTATGGAGTTAGTTAAGGAGAAGAATAATGAAAGAAAAAAGTAAAATTAATTCCGATAGTCCAGAAACGCGTGTTGCGCTACTGGAGCAATCTATAGGATTTATTAATCAAACTCTTATTCGCATAGAAAAGAGGCTTGATAGAATGGATGAAAGAATAGACCGAATGGAAAATAATCTTGGTAAGCATTTTTATTGGACAATAGGAATGTTTGCAGGAATATTTGGGATAATGGCTCATGGATTTCACTGGATATAAATTATGGATATTATGAATTGGAGTGCGATGTGCAGTAGAATCGATAAGATTAAAAGAATAGTTAAATGGTTGGCTTGGATGAATGTGATTCAATTTATATTGGTTTTAATTGTTTTTATCTATGGGGCGTAATATGAAAGATACGCAAGATGATATTACTTCAGCCTCTAAAACCACATTAATTAATGTACTTAAAAAAAATAAAAGACTTAATAAAGACATAGAAAAAATGTTATCTAGCCTTAATAAAATATCATCCTTAGAATTTGAGATGGTATTTTATGATACCGGATTAGGATCTAAAGAATATTTAATTCATAGAACTGAAATATTAAATACCATAATAAAATATGGGATTAAAAAATTAGAAGATGAATTAAGGATTAGATAAAATTTTTGGAGTCTGGTAAACGATGAATGAGGAACAATTCCTAGACCATGAAGTAAGAATAAGGTTGCTGGAGAAGACTACCGTAGATATCAGGAGTTTGCTTCAATGGATATTGGGTACGGTTATAGTTGGGATTGCAATACCGATTACTTTGCATTCTTTTAGGTTGATTTAGATGAATAAATATAATGTTTTTCTTACACTAAAATGGCATAAAAAATATTATGTAACAATTTGTCTTGAATATGAAATTCCTTTTCATCCTAATTATAAAGATGAGATTATGATAGGCGGAAACGATTGTAAAGTAGAAGCTATAAGGTATAAATTAGATTTTTTGTACTACGGCATTGATTTAGTTTTATGTACAACTGAAGACCCTAATATGTTAGATACTGAAAGCGACGAAGATATAATGCGTTTCTATCAGAATGAATATAATTATTTAAAAGCATGGTGTAAGCAACATGGAGATACGATTAGATTACATGATTGTATATTGCCAAATGGAATGCATATTGTTGAATAGATTGTTATGATTGATTTAGATGAGGTGAGTGATGCTACTTATGTTTGCATTGGGAATATTTTTTTATTGGTTATCAGAAAAAATTGAAATTGATGAATGAGGTGAATGATGGAGTGGTTTAGTTGGAGTTCTTATTTTATTGGGGTAGCAGTAGCCTATTTCTCTATATGGCTAACAAGAAATTATGATTAAATACACTAATGCTCACCAGACAATAATTTATATAATGCATATGATGATGTTGGCAATCCTGCCACAGTAGCCGCACGCACTGCGTGTTTTCTGAGTTTAGGATAAACATTTTCTTCTAAATGTTTAAATTGCCCATATCCTTTTCTTCCTTTAGCCATAATTGATGCAATATCTTGAGCGCCTTGATTTTCAAGACCCTCTTGTAAAGATTTTAAAATTGCTTCCTGCACTACACCAGCTGGTTTAGACAATCCTCTTTCAGCTGATGAGGCGGATTTTAAATGCCTTCTTGCTATTTGACCTAAGTCAGATTGCAAATCATATACCTTTTGATAATCACCAGACCTTACGCCTTTTAATAATTCTTTATAGGCCAGAGTCTTTCCGCCATGCGGTAAATATTTCATAGCATCTTTTAACAATTCTTCAGGAACATTAAATCCTCCTAGACCTCTTTCTGTAACTAATCTTTTCGCCTCTTCTAAGGGACGGGCAGCCATTTTTGAAGTTAACGGTAAAGAACGTGCGCCTTTGTAAATAGAGGATAATCCTCTTGCTATATCTCCACCAAAACCTAATCCAGGCAAAGCAAATGGAGCCATGGTTTCCATTGTTTCTGCGGCCGTATGTCCAAGCATAGATTCTGGATAGGATTTTCTGAAATTTGGCTTTGG